GACGGCGGCGCGCATCTTTGCGTCACAGTGGGCGTCATATGCAGCGCGGTCTTCGCGCGAGAGACGGCCATACCATGCCGACTGAGCCGCCCGATTTCGGGCGTCAAGCGCCTTGCTTGGCTTCTTGGAGATTTCGGTCACGGGCTTGCTGGCGAGGATTTCGGTGATGTTCATTCTGGCTCCCTGTTGTCGTGTGCCGTGCGACCATTGTGAACGATACCGTTCGGCGTGTCAACCATTTCGTTCGTTTTGTTTCGCGTGGCGTTGCAGCGCCGTTGTGCGGTGTCTCGTGTGCCGGCACGCAGAAACCCCGGGCTGACCGGGGCTGCTGGCTGGGTTGTGGGGTGGGTGGTCAGCCCTCGCTGTCGTCCATGGCACGGGCGTCGTTGACGATGTCAGCGCATCGCTGGCGATTGCGCATCATCTCGGCTGTGGGGATCGACTTGTCCAATGCGCGTGCGCACGTCGTGTAGGTGTCGATGTCGTTGGCCGTGCGGGCCTCGAGTTCCAACGCACGAATGGTATCGGTTGAGATGGTGTCAGCGGTCAGCATGTTCTGGGCTCCTGGTTGCGGCGTCGTGTGCCGTGGACCATTGTGAACGATACCGTTCGGCGTGTCAACCATTTCGTTCGTTTTGTTTCGCGTGGCGTTGCAGCGCCGTTGTGCGGTGTCTCGTGTGCCGGCACGCAGAAAAACAAGCGCCACCTCGCGAAAGGTGGCGCTTGCCGAACATGACCAAACCCTGACCCGGACCCACGACGGTCCGTCGTCGACGCTGCCACGGGGGCGCGTCGTTGTCAACCGTCAGCGGGGTTGGCGGGCCTTTGCGGCTCGAGGCGGTGCCGGCGGGCCAGCACGTCCGAACGACTGCGAAGCCCAGGCGCTGTCTTTGATCCCCAGGCGGCGCTTGATGACCTCCGGTGCCATGCCCTGGGCCTTTAGTTGGGCGATCCACTGCCCTCTCTGCTCGGGGGTCAGCGCAGCGAACGCGGCGCGCATTTGGGCCCCCTGGTTCGCTGCTGCGACCTGGTTGCCGGGTCTGTCGAGGAACCCCAGCGCGTTCGGCGTGTCGGTTTTCGCCCTGCGAATGGCTTCCATGGCCTCCGGGGGCATGAGGTCCCCAGGCTGGCGCATCGGCGGCGGCGGGACCGCCGCGGGCGGGGCTTTGGTGGCGGCGGCTGCGCCCTCGGTTGCGAGCTCGTCCAGCGCTGCCGCGGTCTGCTTCGCTGCTGCGGGCGACTTGGCGACGGCGTCCCTGAACCTGAACTGCCGCAGCAGCCCACGCAGGGCGTCCTCGACGCGCGTTGTGGGCAGCCTCAAGGCCTGAGAGATAGTGGCGAGGTCAGTTGTCCCCTTCTCGATTGCGATGCGCTGGATCTCCTGCTCCAGCGGGGACATGGCGGGGACGCTGATTCCACCAGGTAGCATCGTCTCCGTCGACGGGGCCCGCGGCGTCGGCGCCGACGGCGCAGGCACTGCCGGGGCTGGACGAGGCGCAGGGGGAGCCATCGGCGCCACGGGCGCAACCGGGGCGACAGCGACGGGGGCGGGGGCAACCGTGGCGACAGGCGCGGCCGGCGGGGCAGCCGCGGGGGCGCGCGGGGGCGCGACGGCTTTGAACTCCTCGAGGATCTTGGCGAGTTCAGCTTTCGTGAGTTGCGCGACGGGTGCCGTGGTCGCTTCCTCGACGGCGGCGACGGCGGGTGCTGCAGGAGTCCCGCCGGCGGCGCGCAGGGCCTTTTCGCCAGCGCGGGCCCCAGCGGTCAGGATGCCCGTGGGGCTGCCGGGGATGGCGGCGACGACGTCACGGGCGACGGGGCTGGCGTCGGCTTTGGTGAGCAACCACCTGAGAGCGTCGGCGCCTTTGCGTGCTGCAGCCTGTCCGGCGTCTTTGACGTTGCCGACTTTGGCCAGTTGGCGCGCGATGACGGGCCCGACGATGGGGGCGGCTTTGGCAAGTGCTTTCTTTGTGACCTCACCCCCGACGATGCCCAGGGCGCCTTGACCGGCGCCAGCGAGCGAGAGCGGGTCAACGTCGGCGAGAGCAATGGAACCCGTCGCGGCCAGCGCGCGTTGAGCTTGGACGTTCTTCGGCGCCAGCGGCAGCGTGGAAATAATGCCGGTGACGGCGCCAGCGTCATAGGCAATTGGGCTGGCGTCATAGTCCCGCTCAACCTTGCGGCGTCGAGCGTCACGACCGACGGTGTAACCCTGCTGCAGCCGGGTGAGAGCGTCGGCGCCTTCCTCGCTGGCCGTCGTCGGGGATGCGACCTCGAGGGCTCCCGTCATCAACCCCGCCATCGTGTCGTCAAGGCCGACGGAGCCCCATCGAGAGAACCCCGTTGCAAACCCGCGGGCAGCGTCGTTGATGGTGCGCGTTGGCGACGACCCCGACGGCGACGGCACAACGGGGGCAACCGCTGCCGGCGCCATGGGCGGGGCGGCGTCGACGACGACGGCACCTTGGGCCTTGAACTGGTCGACCAGGGCGGCGGGGACGCGCTTGCGCTTCCCGTTGAGTTCCATCGTCACGTCGGCCACGGGGTCACCTCAGTCTGCGTCGGGGAGAGAATCAAAGGACACGGGAGGCACCGTCGTCGACGGCACCGTCGCTGGGGCAGCCGTCGAGGCGCCACGCAAGCCTGCGATGAGGTTGTCAAGTCGTGACCCAGGGTTGCGACGCTTGGCGTCCAGCAGGGCGCGAATGGTCCGCACCTTGCCCCGGATGGTTTCGAGTTTGTCGTTGGGCCCAATCTTTAACCCGGCGGCTGCTTCGTTCTCGGCTTCGCTGGGGGCGTCGCTGCGCAGCGTGCCGAATATCTGGAGGTTGACGGCGTCACGAGTCGACGCAAAGTTGGTCCAGGCCTCATCTCCAAAGACCTTGGCGAACCCTTCACGCAGTGGGCCAGACAGGTAGCCGGGACCAAAGCCGCCATCGCTGTCAACGATGGAAAGGTCACCCTCGAGTTTGCCGATATTTTTCGTCATGCTGTCGACGTTGTTCTGGACTTTGCGCTCATCCTCCGAAGGCGCCAGCGGCTTCTCGCCAGACAGTTCCTGACGTGCCCTGTCAATCTGCAACTGGGTCAGCGTGCGGCGGGCGTCGGCGTCAGCCAGCTGCTGCTCAGTCTTTGGGGCGGGCCCCAGGGGTGCTTCTGCTTTGCGTTCGGCGAGGCGCGCGGTGGCGGCTGCCTGACGGGCCTTCACGGCGGCGGCGCTGGTGTCGTCAATGGCGGCGTCGCGGGCATCCAGAACGGACTTCCACTCCGTCGCCGGCAAGCCCCGGGCGACGGCGGCGCGTTCAAGGTCGGCCTGGGTGACGCCCCCATTCATGCCCTGTCGGCGCATCTCGCGTTCGACGTCGGCGGCAGCGGTGCTGATGTTGGTGGCGCGGGCGTCCTTGGCTGCCTTGACGGCGTCGGCGGCGACTTTGGCGCGGGTCTTCTCGAGGTCGGCGGTGGCTTTTGCCGTGTCGGCGCCCACGCGGTCCTTGCGAGCGGTGACGTCGGCGGCGAACTTTCGCTCTGCGAGGTCACTCGCGGCAACCTGCCCCGCGATGCCCGCCCCGGTCTGGATGAGCGACGGCAGCAACGACGCCAGCGCCGTCGAACGCGCAGCATCGCGGGCGCTGCGCTCTCGCTCAATTTCCAACTGCCCCGGGATGAGGCCGGCCATGGCAAGGATCTCAGCGGTTCGTGATGCGCGGGACATGGGTCACCCGTTGATGAGTTGAATTTGATCGTGGGCGGACCGTCGCCAGAAGATACCAGAATCACGCGCGCCGCCAACGGTCAGCGGGGTGGCGGACCAGGCGGGTAGGTTGATCGTTGACGTCACCGAAGCCTGCAGTTCGGCGCGGCGCTTTTCCATGGAAGCCAGCGGGGGCTCGCCAGTTTTCACCCAGCACGACGACGCGGCAACGTGGCACAACAACTGGTCCAGCGTCGTCATCGAGATAGACGACTGCGACCAGTTGAACGGGTCAGACGACAGCGCGGGGAACGCAGCGCGGGGGACATAGACGACGCGGCAAGCCTTGACCCCGACGACGTTGGCGAACCCGTCGAACTGGCGGCACGGTGGGATCTGCAGCACCCCGTTGCCGACCACCAGGGCAACGTTGGCAATTTTCAACGGGGTGATGCTGGCGAGCGAGAGCACTCCCGCCGACGTCGACGAGACGTCAACGGACTGGTGGAAAATGTTTGCGCCGCTGTCGATGACGCTTTGCCAGACTTCCTCCTGCGCAACCTGCAGCGCCGTCGTGATTTCGGCGTCAGAGATGAGCGGGTTCGCGTCGTTGTCGTCGAGGAGAAAGCGAACGCGCGTGATGGCTTGGGCGAGTGTGACAGTCATCGGCGTCCTCGGGTCTTCGGCATCGCCATAGCCGCGGCAAGGAGGTCCCGGCCGTCGACGACGCTGGCCAGCGCTTTGTTGATTTCGCGGCGGAAGTCGGCGCGATGGTCGTTCAGCGACAGTTCCTGTCGCATCTCCTCACGAATCCGCTGGCGCTCTGCTTTGTCGAGGACGTGCCATGCCTCCCACTGCCGTTTACCGTGCAACCCGTCGAAGACGCCGGCGCCGTCGCGCAGGAGCCCCACGACGTAGGGGCTGGCGGATGGCTCGTGAACCAGCGACACCATCGGGACGCCACCGTTCGGGGCGCGCGACACTGTCACACGACCGAACGGGGTGGCGTGAAGGTCGGGGTCCTCGTTTACGGTGGCGAGGTCCATCAACGCACCCCGGCGCTGGACTTGGTCACGACGGCTTTGGCGATGGCGCGGACCTTGACGTCGTTCTTGGCGCCGATGGCGCCCAACTCACGAACCACCATCTCCGATACCTCGAGAATCCGGTTGTCGATGTCGGTGGGGGTCGCGCGAATGAACGGGCCCAGGGCATCGTTGGCGCCTTTGACGGCGGCGACGATTTGACGCCGGCGTGCCTCGTCCATGTGAGCAGCCCACATGGGAAGGACGACGGGCCCGACGATGAGCGCAAGACCGCAAGCGGTGGCGAGCGCAGCGAGGATGACGGGAACCAGAGCGAGGAGAGCGGGGGGCATGTGGGAGGCCTTTTCAGCGCGCGCGGCGCGGGTTGTCGTTGTCGAGGCGGGTGACGTCGGCGCGCAGCGCGTCCAGCTTGGCGCCGATGCTGCCCAACTGGGTGAGGACTTGCGAGCGTTCGACGCTGGCCACCTCGAGGACGGTGACCTTCTCAGTGAGGACCAGCGTTCTGTCTCGAACGCTGGTGATGCTTTGCGCTGCGACCAGGGACCCGCCGACGACGACGGCGCCCAGGATCGACACAAGCCACATGGGAAGGGTGACGCCGTTGGCGACGAGATGCATTGGCTGTTGGCTCATGGGGTTCCAAAGAGAGAACCCAGCCCCGTCGTCGACGGGGCTGGGTTGGCAGTTCAGAGTCCGGTGAGGCCGGTCATCACGCCGATGGCGCCGCGCTTGGCGCAGTACAACTGGTAGGACCCGGTGAAGTCCGAATCCATGCTCATGGTGGTGCGGTTGGTGACGACGACGCCACCGAGTTCGGTCAACTCCTCGGGCGCCATCTCAGCCCAGATGCCCAGTTTGGCGTGGTCGCGGTTGTGGAACACCACGATGGTCTGGGGGCAGTTGGGGTCGATGAGGACAGGACGGCCAGCGAGGTCCATCCCGCTGGATCGGACGTCACCGTATTTGTCCGATTTCGCACCGAGGGGCTGCGGGCGCTGCGCCGTCGGCTGGATGCTCATGCCGAACACCGCACCCATGGCGCCAGCCTGGATTCGGTGCGCGGCGGCAACCTGGGGCGACATCAGCGCGTCGGTGAACTGCTCCCCGCTGTACTGCGTGATGCGCGCGTCAAACTGCAGGGCAGCCTCATGCGAGTAGGCCGCGCTCAGGGCGATGGTCTGACCGACCCAGCCGGGGAGTGCGGCGGGGGCGATACCGCCGAACGACGCCGTGGCACCACTGCCCGCGATGTCGTCGAACGAGTTCAGCCGCTTGCCAGCGATTGCGGTGCTGGAGCCACCAAAGCCGGGGAAGGTGCCTCGCAGGGAGAGGATGTCGGCGGTGTCGACGGCAGTCGCGCCGAGTGCGACGACGGCGCCAGTTGCCGGGTTGATCACGTCGTTGATGAACGTCACCGCAGCGGCGACGTTGGCGCTGTTGGCGCCTACGACGGTGGCAACCTTTGACTGGCATCGGACCGTGTAGGAGAACGTCAGCGACGTATCTACGAAGTTGTAAGCAACCCCGGGGATGAACAGCGAACCGTCGAGAAAGTTGATCGTCACCGTGCTGTCGGCAGCGGTGCCCGACCACGTCGCGACGGCCTGGGGGTTGACCTGTCCGGCATACACACCACGACCGATGTGACGCGCAACAGACTTTGCCGAGAAGTCCAGCTTGCTATCAAGCATTTTGGTGAGTTCCTTGTCGGCGAGTTTGGCAAGCATCGCTTGCTTGCCCAGGCTCACGCGCGTGGTCACCATGGTGGGCACGAACCGCGCCTTGACGGGGGTCGTGGTCTGACCGTTGGGCCGGTTGTCGAAGTCCAGCGCGTAGGTGGTTGCGGGGGACTCACCGACGTCGGCGGTGACGACGAGCTCCTCGCCGTCCTGCTCAACTTTCTCGAGCACCCCGCTGCCGATGAGCGGCGACATGCTGTTGATCGTGTTCACGAACCGTTCGGGCCCGAATTCAGCGATGATACCGCTGATGCTGTTGATCGTGACGTTTGGGAGAGCCATTGGCGAACCTCAGTGAGTTGGTGTCCTCGCCGTCAGGACTGACGACGAGCGTCAAGGAAATCGAGCATTCCCTTGGCATTGTTGGCGAACCGGCCAGTCGAACCGGCGGCGCCCCCTGGTGACCGCGCCCCAACGGGGACGTCGACGACGGCGGGGGCAGACTGGCGAGGCGCGTAGCCCAGCGCCTCGAGGCGTCGGGCTTCGCGCTCGTGGACCATTCGCGCTGCCTCGCTGGCGCTGACGTCGTTGCGTGCTTTCATCACGGCAATGACGTCGGCGCGGTTGGCGAGACGATGCGTGGCCAGCGCGCTTTCGATTTGCGTCGAGAGTCGCGCCTTGATTTGCTCGCGTTCAGCCTCTTGCACGAAGCTCTGCTGCATCTCGCGCAACTTCGCTTCGTGCTCGACGGCTAGAGCGTCCGCACGTTCTTTGGCACGCTGCGACAAACGGACGTCAGCGAGTTCCTCGTCACGAGAGTCGTATTGGACGCCGTCACGCAACTGCTGTCGGAGACGTTCGTTCTCCTCCTGCAGGAGTTGCGCGGCTGTCGAATATCGCTGGTTCTCGTGGGCAAGGCGTGCGGATTCTTCGCGTGCTGACTTCACGTTGTCGGACAGTTTGCCGATGCGAGCCTTGAACGCAGCCATGGGGACTGCGTCAGCCTGTCTGCGTTCGTCTGGTGCGTCGGCGCCCTCGGGGGGCGACTCGCCTTCCTTGCCTGGGGACGTGCCCAGTGAGTCACCCGGGGAATCAGGCTGGCCGGAGGGTGAGACCGGGGCCTGGGGGGCTGCAGCGGCACGCTTGGCGGCGATGGATGCCATCATGCGCGACTGGGTGGACGCCGGCGCCTGGGTGGCGCTGGCTTCCTTGGGGTCGGTGGGCGAGGCCGATGAGGCGCCCAAATCAGCCGCTGGTGCGGCAGTGGTGGTGGTCATGTTACATAGGTAGCACTGCAACTGCTTATGTGCAAACATCCCCTCAGTAGGAGGCCACATGGCGCGACGATTGACCCCCGAAGACCTTGAACTGACAGCCGCCGAGAAACGCGCAGCCGCAATCCAGGGCGAAGGAGGGGCAGGGAAACGCGCCATCGGCAGCACGATCGGCAACGTGGCCGGCGCTGGCCTGGGTGCCCTGGGCTTCCTTGTCCCCGGCGTCGGCGCCGTCCTCGGGCCTGCTGCGATGGCCGCGGGCTCGCAACTGGGCGGGGCTGTCGGCGGGATGGCTGGCGATGCACTCGCTGAGGGTGAACTTGACGCCGCCAACAACGTCCTCGAGGAAGGCGAACGCAAGCGACAAGAGCGCATCGCGCGCTACAAGTTGCGGCAAGACGCACTCAACGACCTTTTGAGCGAGGGCTGACCCATGGCAGACCTGCCCCTGACGTCGTCAATCCTCGACGAATTCACAAAGCACAAGCGGCAGGGTGAGCGCATCGCGTTGCCCTATCGGCAGCTTGGCGAGTTGTGCGAGATGTTCGTTGGTGGTCGGCAGTGGGGCGTCTACAGCGGCCAGCGTCGGCAAGTCGTGAAGGACGCCTGGTTCGACGACGAGAACGTCCCCCGCTCACACATCAACGTCTGCCAAGGGCTAATGACGACCTTCTCGGCCTTGCTCAACAAGGACCGTCGCAGCGCGCTGGCGACCCCGACGACGCCGGACGACCCCGAGGACATCTACAACACCGAAATCACGAACCGCGTCATTGACTACGTCGCCCAGGAGCAGAAGACGGCGAGCAAGATTCACCAGGCAGTTCAGTACGCGTTTCAGGACGGTACCGCCGGCGTCAAGGTGTGGCCTGACGCCGTCAAAGGCGAAGTGCGCTGGTCGCGTCTGACGATCCACGACTATTGGATTGACCCCGTCGAGGACTGGCATGACGCGCAGTGGGTCATTTTCGAGAACCACTACAGCGAGGACGACGTTGCGGTCATGTGGGAGGCCGGCGAGATCGCAGGCCTTCCACCGACAGAACAGGACTACATCAACGCAGCCGGCGAAACGGTCTGTGGCATCGTCGGCTACGAGTACTGGGTTCGACCGTCGCGCAAATTTCCTGACGGCTTGTTTGCCGTCATCATCGGGACCGTCGTCGTCGTTCGCAAGGCCTATCCGATCATCGTCAACACCGAGGGGGACCGCAAGGAATCCCTGCTGCCGTTGTCGTTGATGAAAATCCGTTTCCGACGAGAGAGTGCCTACGGGATCACGCCGCTTGCCGACTGCATCAACCTGCAGCGGCTGCTGAACGAGACACACGCGCGAACCATCAAGGTGATGCGCCTCGTCACGAACCCGCAAATTGCGATGCCCAAGCCACTTGCTGACAGCATCGACATCACGCGAACCAACACGATCGACTACGATCCGAAGATGGACGATGCGCGGTCCAAGATTTTCGCTGTCGAACTGGGGACGGTCGGGCTCGACCTCTACAGGTTGCGCGACGACGCGAAGGCGTTCATGTTCGACGTCGTCGGGCTCAACGAGGTGACCAGCGGGGGCGCGGCGCCGACGTTGAGCGGACGCGCGATTGAGGCCTACTATGAGTTGGACTCACAGAAGAATTCAGACGCCCTCAAGTCGCTCGACGATATGGTGCTGGACGCGTGGCGGCTGTGCCTTGCCGTCGTCCAACTCTTCTACCCTGCCCCACGCGTCGCTGAGATAGTCCGCATGGACGCGGCTGACGTGTTCACTTTCACGGGCGCCGACGTCCAGGGCAAGAACATCCGTCTCGAGGCAGCCAGCGAACTTGAGCGACGCACCGACGTACGCGTGGGCAAAGCTGTTGAGAACGCCCAGGCTGGCGTCGGCGGGGCGCAGGACGTTGCCGCAGCTCAGAAGACAGCCCCGAACGCCGTGGCAAAACAAACTGCGGACCTCGCCGTTCGCACCTATCTGGCCGCTGGTGACGTCGATATCAACGTCAACGACCACAGCATCCCGGCGCTGCGGCAAAGCATCGACCGGGCGAAGTCTCGCGCCATCGCGCAAGGGCGCAAGGGCGACTTTGTCGACCTGGTTCTCCTTGAAAACCTCATCACCGAACAAATCGAAGGCACCGAACCCGACAACGGGGACGCAGCCCCGACGATGCCCGAAGAACAATCAACGCAGCCCGAGGGCTGAGGAGCAACCATATGGCAACGTCTCTAGTCAATCGCGCAGGGTTCGGCATCTTCATCAACGCGGGCGCCGTCTCCGACGGTAGCGCCGTCCTCGGGCTCACTCCCGTCAAGGTGACTCTCCCCGACGTCACCAACAATGGTGGCATTCTCGCATACGTCCTGATTCGCGTCGTGAACCCGAACGCGGCGGGGGTGGTGCTCGCAACGAGGATTGTCCCCCGTGGTGCAACTGCCCCGACGTTTGATGCGACCTTTTCCGCAACCGGTGGGCGCCATGTGCTGCCCGGTCAAGTCGACGAGTTCATTTTAAACTCAACCACAGAGATGTACATTGTCGCCAGCGCCGTCGCCTCGTCGTGGGCCGTCAACTCGCAGCACGTCCACTGAACGGCGCCCCCTCGACCATCACCATCAGCCGGAGCTCCCATCATGCCGATCCCCCGCCCAAACACGCGACGACCGACAGCCCCGCAAGGCCTGCGTCCCATGGACGACCTTGACGAGTTGGCGGCGACGAGGATGCCTGCCAAGCCAAACACCGACAGGGCCACCACAGCCCCGCCAGCGAAGAAACCCGTCCAGACCCAGGGGGACGTGCGCGACGCGCAGCGGCGGGCATCCTATGAGGAGCAGCAGGCTGCCCAGGCGGCGGCGGCGGGGCAGGACTATGACGCCCGGGGCAACCCGTCGGACGCCAACGACGCGAACGACAAGCGCGTCGAGGCCGAATACCTGAAACGCAAGAAAGCCAACGGCGGGGACGATCTCGACGAGTTGGCTCGTGAACGGCAGGCGGCGTCACAGGAGATTGACGCGCAGAACGCTCGCGCATCCATGGACCAGCGCAGTCGGGCCGGCCTGGGCGGGCTGGGTCTGTCGGGCGCTGCGTCGGCGGCAGCCGGGGACCTCACCCGGCAGCAGGCCCGCAGCAAGACACTGACTCTGCAGGAGTTCGACCAGAACGCCGAAGACCAAGCGTTCACCGAAGTGCAGCGGCGCGCGGCGCTGGACGACCTCGAGGACGCAGCCGACATCGACTATGACGGCGACGGGATGGTGGCCGGCGTCAAGGTCGACGCAGACAGCGCCGTCGGCGACGGCAACCCAGAAAACAACGTCGACGACGTCGGCGCGACGGGATTGGACGCCCAAAAGGAAGCACTCGCGGCTCAGAACGAAATCTATTCCAGCGACGACTATTCGCTGTGGGATGACAACGCGCAGCCCGGAAGCATCCAGGAGCCCTACAAGTATCGCGGGGGCAAGGACTCCCTCGAGAGCATGCTTGGCGAGGTTGCCCCGGGCGCCCTGCCGCTGGTGAAATCCGAACAAGACACAGGCAACCCGCTGGACCCCAAGCGCGTCGTCTACACCGACCAGTTCGGGAATAGCTACGTCCTCGGGGACAGCAAAACGCGGCGGGGCTGACCCATGTTGGTCAACCGCGCCACCATTCGCCGGCAACTGTCCGGCGAACCACCAGAAGACACCGGCTCACCCGAGGCCCGCGCCAGCGCCCTGGACGAACTCGGGGCCGATGCGCTTCCGACCGGCCCGGGGCTTCCGACGCCTGAGCAGCGCATCAAACAGGGGCGCCTGTCGCCGCTGTCGCAGCAGGCGCGCACTGGGCGGGCCTCGCTGCTGGGTGACAGGTAATGGCGACTCGTGCGTTCGGCGCAAACGTTGACCGGCTCATCCGCCGGACGACCATCGTCTACAGCGCCGACGACATCCGCCGGAACATCACCCTGCGGCTCAACGACGGGCTCCCGTGTGACTTGGAGATGGGCGCCGACATCACGACGGAGCGAGGATTCACCATCCCTGGTGAGTTGGCCTCGTTCTCGCTTGACGGCGGGACGACGTTCCGGCTGTTTGTCGGCGCCGACGTCGCGTCGCTTTTTGACTTCAGGGGGCGCGAACTCACCGACGGGAGCGGCCCGTCGAGTTTGCGAAACCTCGCCGTCGTCGTGAAGGCTGGGGTCACGGTGACGACGGCCTTCGTCGTCCGCCAGACGTTCGCGGCGTCTGACCTCGAATCTGCCCTGACCCTCGACCAGGTGAGCATTGACGCCAGCGCCGGGACGATGGTCAACGTCTTCGGCATGGGGAGCGACGGCACCCGGGCCCGCGTCGTTGCGACTGGTATGGCCCTTACCGCCGTCGAGAACATGTTTTCGACGGGCTCCAACCTCACGGCGTGGGTCGGCTGCCGGTTCACCGACATCATCGTTATCGGCATTGGGTTCACCCCGATGACTATTGGCCTCGGGTCGACGTCGCCATCGTTCGCCGAATGCGTGTTCCTGCGCATCTCGGGCGCCATCACCATCGATACCGGCTCGAACTCCTATGAGACGCTGTGGGCGTCGGTGGCCGGGGACAGCACGGGCGGCTTCATCACCCACAACGCCACCGGCGGGAAGCCCCAGACCCTGCTGCGCGTGTCTGGCTTCACGCCGCGGACGTTGTCCGTCGACGACATCGACCTCGACAACATCGCAGGCGGGGGCGGGGGTGCTACGCCGACGGCTGCGACGATCACCGTCCCCTATGAGATGCAGGAACAGACCGCCACCGTCATCGACGCCAGCGCCACTGCGCTGAGCAAGGTGATGGTGCTGTGGGGCAACACGGCGGACACCGACGATAACCAGCCATCGTCGAGCAACGTCACATTCTCTGCTGTCGGCGCGGCGGGTTCGATTTCTGTCACAGTCAGCGACAACGGCGCCGAAATGGTCGGCGGCGTGTATAAGATTCTCTACATCCTCGGGTGACTCATGGCGCAGCTTTTCGACGTTCGCGGGAATCCATTCAGAGGCGCGCTCGACGCAATCGTCGGCGAGACAATCACTGACGCTCGATCGCAGACAGTTTCGCTGGCGGCGCTGAACGCGACGACGCAGATAGACCTGAACGGCGCATGCTCGGTGTTGCTCGACATGCGAAGCGCGGCGTTTACCGGCACTGTCGTCTTCGAAACGACCGTCGACGGGACAAACTGGGGCGTGATTACCGGACTCAACGGCGTGAACCCGGTCGCTTCCGTCGTCGGCGCCGGTGTCGTCCTCTCGCAGGTTGACCTCAGCGTCACTGGGAGTCGCTCCTTTCGCGTTCGCGTCTCGGCCTATACCTCGGGGACGCTCACCGTCGCAGGCCGCGCCACGTTCGCCGAATATTCGGTGATCGCGACGCCGTTCCCCGCGTCGCTCAACGTCACGGCGACGGCTGTCGTGAATACCGCCGTCACTTTGACGATTCCCGCCGCGCCTTCGTTTTTCCACTACATCACCCGGATTCAAATCAAGCGATTCTTTGTGACCGCTGGTCTTGCGGGCACAACGCCGACGCTCGTGACGACGACAAACATTCCCGGAACCCCGGCGTTCTCGTTCGGCACATCTGGCGCCATCGGCAGCACGATCGAGGAAGTCGTTGAGCCAGCGCTCCCCATCAAGTCGACGACGCTGAACACCGCGACGACCATTGTCTGCCCCGCGTCGACGGACAGCATCTGGCGTGTGAACGTCAGCTATGCGCTGGGGATCTGACGTGGCACTCATCACCGCACCGACACCTGGGCGAATCGTCTACTACACCGACAACGACGGGGTTGCGTGGCCTGCTGTCGTCGTCGTCGTGCGAGACCTCGACGACGTCGACCTCGCCGTCTATGTCTCTCGCAGCACGACCGATGTCCTCGGGGCGCACTATCAGGCACGCGGCGAGCCTGGGACGTGGCGATGGCCGCCAGAGGCATCGGACATGCTGGACGTCGACGACGCAACCGGGTTAGTCGTGGGGGCATCATGACCAGTGTCAGCATCAAGCGCTTTGAACGTCACAACGTCGTCGTGGGCAATGGTCGGCTGACAACGCGACGGGGGTTTGTCGTTTCGTTGGCTGCGACCACGCTGGGGCTTGTCAGTCACCAGTTCGTCGGCGGGTTTTCAGTGCTCGTCCCGTCGTCGTCAGAGACAGAACACTATCTGTTTCTGCAGGACTCCACGACGGGGCTTATGACGATGGTCGTCACCGATGAGGAATGGGGCGAGCGCTACAGGCTTGCGCTTGGGGCCCACCCGAATCAGCCCGTTTTCACGCACGCACTGGTCAACAACCAGTTGATGGTAAACGCGCCGTCAATGTCGGCGCCGTTGTACGGGCTCCCCGGCGGCGGGATGATGCCCGCGGTGGCGACGGCGTCGGAGAACCCAGACACGACGGCGCTGGACGTCCCCCCCGGTCACATATGCTCCTTCGGTGACCGAATGCCGATCGCCCAGGGCAGCGTCGTCTATTTCAACGACCCCACCATTGACCCACGCACCTACGTCGCTGAGAACGTCATTGCGATGCCGGCCACGATTCACGACATCACCCAGGGGCCCGATGGTGCCCTGTGGATGTTGACCCCGGCGGGGGCGTTCTCAATGGCCAGCGACGCACTTGGGCAGGGGCAGAGTGTGGCGGGGTTCATCTCGCTGATCCCCCAGGTGCGGACTTCTCGCCCTGGTGGTGCGTGCTCGACGCCGTTCGGGGTCGTCGCCCTGACCGCTGACGGCGTCGCCGTACTCAACGGCGGTAGCGTGCGGACGCTGCCGTTTTCGACGTACCAGGGGCGCAGGAAGTTGACCCGTCCCATTGACGTCCTCGACGCGCGGCAGTTCGGACGAGTGTTCCCCGCGTCGTTCGGGGTCCTTGTCGGATTCGGGACGGACCGAGACTACGCCGTTGCCGTCGACCTCGAGGAGGGCTCGACGTCGTTCTGGTACACTGGGGACAGCGCTGCCGTGCTCAACGTCGTGGGTGTGCTGCGGACGCGGGACGGCGAGGATCTAATCATCGACAAGTCTGGGGTGTATGCGCTCCACACCAAAGGCCTGCGCGACTTCTCCGACCTCCCAGCAGGCGACATCGCTGGGGCTGTCTGTGGCCGAATCCAGGCGGGCCCACGCGAAAACCCGCTGGTCCGTCGGGTCAGCATCTCAGCGGCCAACGGCGGAGCTCCTGTGGCTGTCTGCGGCAACGGGGTGAGCGACACAGCCAAAGCGACGACCGTCAACGGCGACTGCGTCATCGGTGGCGCGTTTGGCAACTTGTGGGGCAGCGTCGACTGGGCAACCCTGACGGCGCGAAGTGTGCGTTGCTCGCTCAACGTGCGCGCGACTGAGCTAGACCTCGAGGTCACCGTCAGCGGGATGGGGCGTGTTATCGTTGACGCTGTCGAGGTCCAGGCCGGTGGGACGTGGACCAGCAAGAAAGAGACGCAGACCTAATGGCCATCACCAACGGTTCATCCATCACCTCAGCAGACCTCAACGCGATGACGACGACGTCGCTGGGGCTCATCCAAATCGACAACGCGCGGCTCCCCGGGTACGCCCCGCTCATTTTCACGTTTCAGAATCTGACGGCGTCAACTTCACTGGCGCGACGAAAAGCCCGATTTGTTGTTCCCGTCAATATGCTCGTCGATACGCTGGCCATTATCACGACCCCTGCGACGTCGTCGGCGTCGACCATCACGGCGACGGTGTCGGCGGGCGGGATTCTCGATGACTGGGCGATGGCTGTCACAGGGACGCTCGACACCATCGCAAAGAAACAGGCGCGGCTTTTGTTCGATGGAACGATGCTGGCCAAGCCAGGCCTTAACCAAGCGACAACGTCGCGAGTGGTTCGCCTGCTGCCCAAGGGGTCGATCGTTGACGTCGAAGTGTCAACCACGAACGCAGCCACTGCGATGTGTGCGACCATTGTCATCTGCGGGCGTGCGCGCCTTGCTCGAGGTATCGCGTGAAGGTGATTGCAACGCAACAGGCCGTCAGATTCACAACTGGCGATGCGCTGTCTCCGTCGGACCTCAACGACGTTTTCCTTTACGCGAAGGATGCGCTGGCCGACGTCACCGAAAAGCGATTCGCACTTACGCCCATTTTGTTCCCATACAATGCGGGGCTTTCTAATGCGTCATCCGTTGAAAGGCGATCACATCGGTTCGTCTGCCCTATGGCTTGTACCATCGTTCGGGCGTTCCTTGACGCGAACATCACGGCGGCCAGCGCCGTCACCGTTCAAATCCAGCAAGCCGTTACCAGCGCCATCCCCACGGGGGCGACGACGCCATACCTAAACATTGCAGCGGGGGCGACGACGGCCGACGACGTCGAGGATACCAACATTCAAAGCGTCACCCTGGACGCCGGCGTTGTCTATGACATCGTCGTCAGCGGGGCGTCGTTCACTGTCGATCGTCTCAATATCGTGCTGCACGTCCAGGTAGACCGATGGCGCGCGTTCGGCACGCTGGACGTCCCATCGTTCGCGTTCGAGGACTTCGCCGACGGACTTGCCGACGCAACGCTGGTGAGTGGCGCCATCGGACAGTTGGCCGCAGCCGTCGCGGGGCTGTCTGTGGCGCGCGGCATGGGCCCGGCGCTGCACGTCGAAGACACCTTCAACAACGCCACTCTTTCAAACGAATTATTGCGTGTGCTACCGGTGTCGTCGGCAACGCGGTGCACCTCTCGAATCGTGCGTGCCTATCTGTCATCGGTGACACTGGGGACGGGGCAAGTCGTGACGGCGCTATTGAGAAACGCGGCGGGTTTCACTGTGGCGACGCTCTCCAATAACCACGCTGTTGACCTCATCATGACCGCCGACAGCGGGGTGCTCGCCCTGACGTTGAACGGCGGGGTTGACCTGTTGACCGAAGACTTCACCGTTGAATTCTCCGCGTCGACGGCGCAGACAGTGCTGCGCGCTACGCTTCTCCTTTGGCTTGAATGGTGAGCACATGAACGTCGTCGACGTCGCCCGAACCCAACTCGGGGTCAGCGAGAAGACCGGCAAGAACGACGGCATCCCAGCCCAGCGCTACATGCGCGGGGATGCGCTGGCCTGGTGCGCGGGGTTCGTGCTGTGGTGCGTGCACCAGTCGGACAGCCGCTGGCGTCACGCGTTCGAGTCGCAGCACTACAAGTGTCGGCGGGTCAGCGGGTTCGTCGCCGTCGCAGGCGAGAACGGGGTTTTCCGCCCCCGCAAGGGCTACAGCCCCCAGGCCGGCGACGTCATCTTTTTTGCGAACGCAACCAGCGACGTCGGGGTGGCCGGGAACCACTGCGGGATCGTCGACGAAGTGGTGGGGGACCGCGTCCGCACCATCGAAGGCAACACGTCGAACAAAGTGGCGCGGCGGGAGTACGCTGTCGACGATCGGCGCATCCTCGGGTATGCAAGTCTCGCATGAACGCAAGGACAACCATGACGACAACCAAGACCAAGCCAGACCCGCCGACGCTCCCCCTTGAGCCCCAGGCCGTCACGACACCGAAGCACCAGCACCCCGGCAACGCGCGCGGGTGGTATGCCCCCGCAAAGTATCTGCCCAACTTGTTCGTCCCGCTGGCGGTGCTTCAGACGCTCTCACAGATTGCCGACGACGACGGGGTCTGTTCCCTTGTCGAGGCAAAGCGCGAGATGAATAACGAGATTTTGTTTGCGATGCTGCGAATGCTCACCATCATGGGTCACATCGACGTCGTGGGCGAGCGCATCACCATCAAATCAATCCCCGCCACCAAGGACAGCCAATGACCGACATCGCCCACACGAAGTTCACCATTGTCGACAAGCGCAACACCGAGGATGCGGCCATCGTCGAGCCCGCCGTTGTCGACGGCGTCACCCCTGCAGCCGCCGACGGCATGGTCAGCGTCCACGAACTGTATTCCGGCGGGCTCCCCATCGGCGCCTTCGCCAGCGTCGCGCCGAACACTGCTCTCCTGCTGCCCCTGCGTCGCCCCGCGCGGTCAACCGGCGGCATCGTCACCGCTGTCGATGAGGTCAGAGGCACGCTGGGGACGGCGTGCGTCGCTTACATCGTGGCCGGCGTCGGCGAGGTGATGGCCGCTGCCGACCAGCACCCCCAGACGTGGACCCCCGTCGACGCTGGGGACGTCGTCGTCGTCCGCAATGCGATGCTTGAACCACTGCACCCCGACCTTGAACCGCTGTCGATCCATCGGCGCCACATCCTCGCCGTGATTCGCCTGCGCGACGAGCTTGTCAGCGAGGGGTGAGCAGCCATGGTTACGACCAGGCGGGACATATTCGACACGGGGGCGAAGGAGCCAAAGCCCCCAGTCGACAAGAGCGCGGCGGACATCCCCGCCGACGCTTGGGTTCCCCGCGTCCCTGTCGTCGACGGGGTGGCCATGACGTTCGACGAGGCAGCCGACGAGATCCAGCGGCTGACCTCGACAAACCGCGCGCACTACATCCACGAATTGGAACTGCTGGCGACGGCTTGGCGCGGGGACGTGACGCTTGCATCGACGTCGGCGAAGGCAGCGATCCACCTCCTCGCGCTGGCTGCGGGCGCCCCCGAGAAGCGCAACAAGCCGGCGCCGAAGACGTCCAGGCGCGTCGATGAGTTGCGCGCGCTGCTCACTGACGACGACGGTGACAGTTGAGACGCCCGAAGTTCGACGTTGCGCGCAGAATGGCTGGCCTGCTGGCGATCCTCAGCCAGGAGAACGCCGGCGCCATCAGCCGTTGGCGCATCACTGCAGCCCAACTCGAGGTCTTACTGGCGATCCTCGACCATGAGCGCACGATCGTGCTCAAGGGGCGCCAAATGGGGGTCAGCACTGTGACCCTGCTGGCGCTGTTGGTGTTCGCCATATCGAACCCTGGTGTCCCCTGCGCCATCGTCGCCGACACTCGCGACAAAGCCCAGGGGCTACTCGCGCGGCTGGCCGGATGGTGCGAACAATTGGGTGTCGAACTGGGGGCACGCAATAAGGGGTCACTCGAGTTGGCGAACGCGGGCCCCGACGGCGTCGCCACCGTCATCGACGCCCTGTCTGCCGTGTCTCGTGCCGATGCTGGCGAGTCGCGCGTTGGTCGGTCCAAGTCCTACGGGTTCATCCATGCCAGCGAACTCGCTTTCTGGCTGTCGGACGCCGCCGTGTTTCGTGGGCTGACGTCGACGGCGCTCCCCGGGGCGCGCATCGTCGTTGAGTCGACGGCGTCGGCGGCTGACAACCTGTTTCGCACGCTGTGGAACGGCGACGGCGAGGACGGGGCTGGCGAGTGGCATCGAGTGTTCTTAGCGATCGAACGCCACCCCGTGTACCAGCGCGACCCCAGCACCATCGACGAGGCAACGTGGGAGACGCTGGCGGGCCCCAAGTACGGGTTCACCTCGAGGGCGACAGCGGCCTGGTGGTGGCATCGGATGCGCGTCGACTTCGCTGGCGACGAAAGCGGGGCCTTGCGCGAGTTCCCTCAACTCCCCGCCCACTGCTTCTCCTTCGCCAAAGGCCGATGGATTCTCCGATTCACCGAGGCGGTCACAAACGCCGTCGGCAAGTGGGACGGCAAGGCGAAACGGTTCGACGGCTGGCACCACTACCGCGACAGGATGCCGGACGAGCCCGTCGTCATCGGCGTCGACATCGCCGCTGGCGGGGGCGGGGACTCGTCCGCCGTCGTCGTCTTGTCGCTGCTGACGGGAACCATCATTGCAACCTGGGTGAGCAACACGACGTCGCTGCCTGACCTGGTGGAGTTGGTGAAGGGTGCTGCCGTCACCTACGTCCCCCAGACCATCGTCGTCGAATCCAACGGTGTCGGCATCGGCGTCTATGAGACGCTGCATCAGTTCTCGTCGTGGCACGTCACCGAACAACGCAGCGGGGAGGAGAAGCACTTTCGGCTGCAGCGGTTGAAACTGGCGATAGAGCAAGGCGTCGTCCCCATCGGGCCTGAGTTGGCTGTCGAGGTGAAGTCCTCGAACATTCAGCCGCCGACAGGACCCAAGGGGCGCCCATCGTATGAGGGCCTAGATGACTGCCTGAACGCGTTGTCGTTCGCGCGCGAGTTCTATCTGGGGGCGCTGCCGTCGTCATCCTCCGTCGACCCTATCGCGAGCCTTGACCACTCACGCGTGATCCACTCGTCAAAGGCACTGCGCAAGAAAACGCCAGAACGATACTGACGACGTCAAGCTTTGACATCGCCAGGCACCGCATCCCATGCCGCCAGGGCGTTGCGCATCGCCAGCGTCGGCTGCCCGTAGCGGGCGACATCGACGACGGCCTCGGACAGCCGCAGCCGCTGGGCCTGGGCGTCGACCTGCACACCCAGGGCAAATTCACGGGCCTCGGCGGCCTGCAGCAGGCCCTCGACGGTGCGGATGCGCTGCTGCTGTGGGTCGATGTCCTCGACGGGCATCACCTCGATGCGCACCAGGGGGCTGGTATCGTGGTCGGTACTCGCGCGGGTCCTGCCGGGCTTGGTCGACCGGCCGGTGACGGCGGCGGGGGACTGCAGGTAGACCCAATGCAGCCGGGCCGATGCGTCGTCGACACCGAGGAACGCCGCGACCTCGTCCCGCACGGCTTTACAGGCGGCGCTGAGGTTGTCGCTGTCGAGGGGGGTGCTGACGAACGGCCTGACGATGGTCACCCGGGCGCCGAGCTCTGGGCGACGCAACGACACCGCATCGCCGCGCCAGTCGCCGGACGACAGGGAGAGGCGGGTGGCCTCGCGTTCGGCGACGACCCGGGCAGCGCGCACCCGGTGGTGCTCGCGGTTGTTCTGGCCGCGGGCGAGGGTGGTCTCGATGCGGGCGGTGAGGGTGGTCATCGGGGCCCGGCCTCGCGGGTCGTGAAGGAATCGAGGGCGCGCTGCCGGCGGCGGGATCGGAGGGCGTCGTCGACGGCCTCGCAGGCGGCGACCACCCCGAGGGCTGCGCCAATGGCGACGGCGCCGACGAGGGCGATGATACCGAGGCTCATCGGACCCCCGGGCGACGCCAGCGTTTGACCGTGGCGGGCCTCGACATGAAGGTCCCGATGGCGGCGACCACGCGCTGCTTGCGCGCCAGATCCTCGGGGCTGATGGCCGGCGCGGAGGCGGCCTTCTCGGCGGCCATCGCAACCTGACACACCGGACAGGTCTCGTCGCAGCGGTCGCTCGGCACGGACACCCCGCAGTGCGAGCAGTCGTGGACCCATTGGGGCTCGTTGTCGGTCATGGCTCCTGCCCCTCGATGCGGGCCCGAGCTTGTTGCCGAGTCCATGAGACACCTACCCCGGCGTCCCATGCCGCCAGGGCGGCGAGCCTGCGCTCCAAGCATAGCAGA